GCCGAAATTCAACCACTTATTACCAGAGCCGGAAGCATTAGCTCCAAGCATTGCAAACGCGGCAGACAGCGCGCCGGTAACAGAACTGAGGTTCTGCATCGAGAAGATGGAGTCCTTCACGGCTTTTGTCTCGGCATCTTTGGCTTCAGTGCTATCAAATAGCCCTGATACCCAGCTACCAATCGCATTTGTTGCAGTGCCAATTGCGCTGGTGGTCTGCTGTGTCGTTTGCCCCAATCCAGTTACCGAACTGGACGTCTCCTTCGTGGCTTCTCCTACCGACTTGTCGCCATTAACAGTGTTGCTTATGCGCACACCTTGATTGGCAACGGCGGAAGCAACCCCGGTCAGCAAATTACCACTCTGTGAACTACCAGCTGCGGTGGTTCCCATCCCCAACATGTTCATTAGAGGCAGCGTGATCTGCGACTTCACGACCATATTGGTGATATCTTTCAAAATGGACTGAGATAGGCTGGAGAAGCTCATCTTCCCGTTAATAACGAAATCAGTCAGGACATCAGTTAAGCCACTAAACAAATCAGTCCAGGTGCTTTCGATCTGCTCTGCCAGGTTTTCGTATTCCAGTGCCAACTTCTGCGTCGCAGTCCCCGTCTCTTTAATAAGCGCGGTATTGCCAGCAGCAATAAGTTGATTGATCTTTTTATCGAACAACTCAATCTGGCTTTGTGAGGCTGTGCCTGACTCAATCGCAGCTTTACGTAAATCCATCAACGCTTTAAGGTTGCGATTATAGGTTTCTTCGAAATCAGCAACTTTCTCTTCACGAGACGGCGTATAGCCAGCACTAATAATGGAATCCGCCTCCGGTGCCCAAGTGGAGATCATCTGCTCAACATTGCGGCGATTAAACATCTCGCGATATTCAGGTGTCGCATTTTTGAGGTCTTCAAGACGTTTTTTCGCCTTGTCGATCATCTCTTGAGTGATGAACTCGTTAGGAACCGCATTAGCCAAATCTGTCAGCGATTTCGTTGTATCGCGAAGAGACTGATCAAACGATACCGTAGCCTTAGAGCTTTCACCCATTTGCCCCATAAGCTGATCGGCTTTATCCAGAGCCTTCTGATATCCGGCCGCCAGTTTCTGTTGCGCTGCCTGTTCTTTCTTTGCTGCTCTCTCGGCTGCTTTTGCGGTACGGTTTGCTGCCTTATCTGCTGCTTCTGCATCAAGTTCACGAGCTTTTGTCAGAGTCTTAATTACTGCGATGCGGTCATTTTCTGACAACTGCTCTAATTTCACATCACCGTAAATTTTCTTCTGTCTTAATTGCTCCTTGAGTTGTCGAGGTCCAACAACAGGTTGACCTTGTAAGTCGTATAATGCGGTACCATCGAGATTGACTCTTTGATACCTTTTAGAGTCCATCTGCTGTTTCCAAAAACCAGTCATAGTTTTGGAATTAGCATCAACTGGTGTGCTTGAAAACTCACCAATTTTACCGCCATTAATAGAAACCAAGCCGTCCCCAGCTTTCACGCTAAGACTGATTTCAAGGTTCTCCATCCCCTCTTTTACAATCTTCAAAGCCTCGGTGGTGGCGTCTATCTTTGTCTGGGCTTCTTTTTGCCCCTGCATATCGTTCGACTCTCGGGCCTTTTTGAGCTCTTCAGAGTATGTGGCGAGTTCACCAAGCCCCTTCTCATAACGAGCTTTATACCCTTTGAGTTTTTGCTCGTCGGCCTGGGCGTACAAACGTCCAAGTTCTGCGTTGTTTTCTGCCCTTAATTTGCTTTTTTCGTGGTCGGACAAGTCCGACCGCGCGGCAATTTTCTCATTGCTTTTGGTGAGTCTTTCTATCTCTTTGGCGACTGAGGCTATTAATGCATTCCCTTTCTGGTTGACCGCATCAATATCCTCTCTATATTTCTTAGTAATGCTTTGTTTGATGGTTTCGGCTATGCCGCCATCAAGAGCTTTGGCGACTTCCTCTCTTTCTTTTCGCGCTTTTTCCAGTTTCTTTTTGCTGTCGTCAACATCGACACCAACTTCGTACGGTCCCGTGTATGCTGAAAAATGCAAGGTTTTGCCAGTCTCGACTTCTTTTTCCAGTCTGGAGATCTCTCGATCTTTCTTGCTCAGTTCGCTTTCCAGCATCGCGCGATCTGCCTGCGTCATCGCTTCAGGGATTTCTCTGACTTTGTTTACAACGTCTTCGACTTTCTTCCTCAGACTGCTCATGTGCCAGATCAGCGTCGAAACCGCCGTTACCGCAGCAGTAAAGAAGAACCCTATAGGGTTTGCAGCCATGAACGCAGTCAAGCCAGCAAATGCATTGCGAATAGCAAAAATCAATGCAGGGATGGTAGATAGTCCCATGCGTGAGGCTCGATTGAAGCGTTTAACGGCTGTCGTCGCAAGATCAAATGTCCCCTGTATTGTGGTGGATACCGTAGCAAAGGTGCTGATCATGCTATTAGCAGTGCCAATGACACCAGAAATCCCCGATTTGAGGAGTCTGAAGGCCATCGTGACAGCGACGGCTTTGCCGAAAGTGACAACAAGCTCCTGGTTTTTAATCAGCCATTTCGCCAGGTCACGCAAACCATCAATAGCCGTCGTCAATCCGCTTCCCAACGAGTGAGCAAAAGATGTACCCTCTGCGCTATTCATCAGGGAGGTGAGTTCTTTCATTCCCTCTCTTAAAGAAGACAAATAACCAGTCTGGCCTACTTTGTCCGCGAACAGCGTAAAGGCTGTCTTCATTTGCGCCAACGTACCGGTAAATGTGTTCATCATTTCGGACGCAGCTCCCTCGTTCTGCATCTTCAACTCTTTGAACATAAGTGCCAGTGCGTTTTTGGCTTCTACCGTTCCAGATGCTACAGCTTTAGTTAACTCGCCCATTGTCAGACCAGCAGCCTTGGCCATTGCGTTCATTGCTGTCGGAATCGCCTCACCTAATTGCTGGCGAAGCTCTTCCATCGATACAACACCCTTACCAGACATCTGCTGAATAGCAATGGATGCACGCTTCAGAAGTTCGCTATCACCACCAAAACGAGCAACGGAGTCCACCAGCGCCTTCAGAGAACCATCGGTTGGATCTAAGCCAGCAGAACGAAACTTCACGAAGGAGTCTGTTAACGCCTGCATCGCGAACGGCGCATTTTGAGCCATGTCTACGATGTACTTCATATCATCAGCGGCAGCCTGGCCCGGGTTGGACTTCTCCTTATTCAACCCTCGAAGCATCACCCGCATACGTTCCATTTCGGCCGCAGCTTCAACAATAGGCTTCTGCCACCCAAACATGATGTCAGTAACCGTTCTGGCTGCATCTCCGATCTCGCCAAGCAGGAAAATGTTGCCACGAAGGCCAGAGAATATACCTCCTTCGTTATTTTTACCGCTGTGGCCAGAAGCGCCGCTACGTTGCCCGCTACCACCACCACTTCCAGATGTACGAACACGTACCGGCTTGCTAATCAGTTGCTGACGCCCGATAACTTCGTCCATCTGCTCACGAACCTTTTTCAGTCCCTCGGCAGCCTGGCTCGTTGTGACACCCCAATTACTGAGTCGCTTCGTCGTGGTATTAAGGCGCGTATTCATGCCACTCACGGACGCAGAGGCTTCTTTGACCTCCGTACCAAAGCGGCTTGCGCTTTTGCTTGCATAGGTCGCCCAATCAGAGAAATCATTTAGCTCTGATTGCACTTTACGTAATGACGCGGTGAGTTTATCTACTGAAGAAGTTGTCGTATCGACGCGCTCAATCAGGGCTTTAAGACCAGAATTGAGGCTGGTGATGTTGCCACGCATTTTACGCGTAGCATCTGAAGCAAGCTCAAAACCGGCAGCTACATCCTGTAGTTTATCTGCCGTAGAATCGAGCTTGCTTTCCAGAACGCCAATGATACGGGCGACCGAACCCAAAGAGCGTTCAAAGGTTTGGATTTTTTGAGCAGGCTTTGTTACCTGCTCACCAAATCGAGTAAGCAGTTTCCCCGCACGATCGATTGACGCTGTAAACTGTTTGTCTTCCAGCGACAGGATAAACTCTACGTTTTGTGACATTCCCTTGTCATCCTCTGCCAAATATTTGCATCAGTTGCTCTTTGGCGTCAGGGTCTGCCTTATCCTGGCTTGGATCGTAGACTTTATCTGTTACGACTGGTCTTCCAATCCTGAGTTGCAAACCCTCCATGAACGCCTTCACAGCCTCGCCATCCGCCTGGGACGCACGAGCGACTTGTAAGTTGCGGACATCCTCTTCCGCACGCAGACGGTCTATATTGCGACTGAGCATCCAGAACATCGTGAGAGGAACGTTCAGTAGCTCTAATGGCGACACGGCGTAGTGAGCAACTACACGACTGAAATAGAATCCGAGATCTATTGAGACGGTCCTTGTCCCGGATTCATCGCGGGAAATTACTTTGCCCCTTCGCCAGCCGCTTTTTCGTTTTCTTCATCAATCACTTCCATAGCGAAGGTGAAGATCTGCTGGAGTTGCGGAACAGTCAGTTTTTCAAGAACTTCGTCAGGTACTGAAGGGATAACCTTACGAACCAGATCTGCATAAGCTGTCACTTGCTCAACAGGAGACATGTTCATGAGATCTTTTCCTTCCATCTGCTTGATGGAAACGAACAGACCTACCGTCATTTCAACGATGGGATATTCCTGACCGCCAAATTTGATGCTTTTCTTCGGAGGCAGAATGGAATCGAGATCGAGTAATTTGGTCATTGGTTAAAATCCTTTTAAAAGAGAGGCTCATCCTGAGCC